CTTTAAACGTCTGGATGACAGCGATGGTCGTATCGCACTTTGCACTCTGGGCTCAATCAATTGGGGTGCGTTCCGTAACCCAGAAGACATGCGCCGTGCTTGTCGCATACTGCATCGTAGCCTCAACAACATTCTTGATTATCAAGACTTTCTTTCCATCCAGTCTAAACTATCCAATGACGAAATCAGACCGCTTGGAATTGGAGTCACCAACCTTGCCTATTGGCACGCCAAGCGTGGATTCAAATACGGAGAGCGAGACGCCCTGGCTGACGTCAAGACGTGGATGGAACACCAGGCCTACTACCTGACAGAAGCCTCAGTTGAACTGGCCAAGGAACGTGGTCGTTGTGCGGACTCAGACCGAACACGCTACGGCAAAGGCATTTTTCCCTGGGAACTACGTGCCAAGGGGGTGAACGAACTCACAGACTTCACACCTGAACTGAACTGGGAAGGGCTACGTGCTGAAATGCGTAGCTATGGAGTACGCAATGCCACCCAAATGGCCATTGCTCCTGTGGAGTCCAGCTCAGTGGTGATCAACTCAACCAACGGTATTGAAATGCCCATGAGTTTGATCTCTGTAAAAGAATCCAAGGCAGGTTCGCTCACACAAGTTGTGCCTGAGTATCACAAGTTGAAAAACAAATATCAACAGATGTGGGCACAGAAGGACTGTGACGGCTACTTGAAGACTGCCGCAGTATTGGCTGCCTACATTGATCAGTCAATCAGCACAAACACATTTTACAATCCCGCACACTTTGCTGACCGTAAAGTGCCCACCACATTGATTGCCAAGAACTTGATGCAGGCACATTACTGGGGATTGAAAACATTCTACTACAGTCTAATCAACAAAGCAGGATCAAAACAAAAGGCCGACGAGGCAGCTCCTTTGGAGGAAATTGATTTTGATCTTGAGGAAGACTGTGAAAGCTGTAAACTGTGAACAGTATAGAAAAGATATGGGCCAGAGCCACTGGGCACCTGATGGGCGAGTCAGATCATGATCGTCCAGATGTGCCTATCTTGACTCTTCGAGAAGCTCGCATAGCCTTGTTCTTCAAGACGTTTTGGGTTATAATACACGTTATAACTTGTGGCTTTATTATAGCCAACACAATCAGACATTGGTAATATATGAGTAAACAACAATACAATTTAAAAACAAAAACAGATTATTTGAACCGCAAGATGTTTCTGGACCCAGCAGGTCCTGTGACCATTCAAAGATTTGAAGAAGTCAAGTACAACAAGATTGCCAAGTATGAGCAAGAGGCACGTGGATTCTTTTGGGTGCCAGAAGAGATCTCATTGACCAAAGACTCACAAGACTTTAAAGATGCGTCAGATACTGTCAAGCATATCTTTACATCAAACCTGTTACGCCAAACAGCACTAGATAGTTTGCAAGGTCGTGGCCCAAGTCAAATCTTTACTCCTGTAGTAAGCCTACCAGAACTAGAAGCTTTAGTGTATAACTGGACATTCTTTGAAACCAACATTCACTCAAGAAGTTACAGTCACATCATTCGCAACATCTACAATGTACCCAAGGATGTGTTCAACACCATCCACGACACTAAAGAAATTGTAGATATGGCATCAAGTGTGGGCAACTACTATGAAGAACTACATGTGGTCAACTGCCGCAAACAACTAGGTGAAGCAGTCACTGAACAAGACCACGTCAAAGCAATTTACATGGCTCTACATGCTAGTTACGCATTGGAAGCATTCCGCTTTATGGTATCATTTGCAACCTCATTGGCCATGGTTGAGAACAAGATCTTCATTGGCAACGGCAACATCATTCAACTAATCTTGCAAGATGAACTGCTACACAAAGAGTGGACTGCATTTTTGATCAATCAGGTTGTGAAAGAAGATACTCGCTTTGCTGACGTCAAAGCAGAATGCGAAGCAGAAGTGTACCAATTGTACCTGGATGTGATCCGCGAAGAAAAAGAGTGGGCAGAATACTTGTTTAAATTTGGTCCTGTGATTGGACTCAATGCCAACATCTTGAGAGACTTTGTGGACTTCACTGCCAAGAACGCACTCAACGAAATTGGTATCAAGTACTTGGAACCTGCACCACGCAGTACCCCTATTCCTTGGTTCAACAAACACGTTGACACCAGCAAGAAACAAACTGCACTGCAGGAGAACGAATCGACTAATTATGTTATCGGCATAATGAGCGACAGCATTGACTATGAGGAGTTACCAGAATTATGATGCAACAAGATATTAGAAAACATTTAGACAAAATTAACGAGATGATGCAAATCAACGAAGATCCTATCACACAATTTGCCAGTTCAGCACACGAAGAATGGCGTCGTAATTTTGATCCTACAGGAACAAAGCCCAGGATCAAAAAGAACAGCGACGGATCTGAAGGCGATATCAACCAACCATTTGATAAGATTCACCCGGACTGGCAAAGGGAAAACTTGGCCGCAGGTAAAGCAGCCGCCGACGCTGTGTCCAAATTTTCTACTGACATGGAAAAAGCCGCAGAGTACATTCACATTGAATGGATGAAGCGCAATCCCAAGGCCGACTATAATGCGGCACAACATGTGCCCTATGATCAATTGCCCGAAGATGAAAAAGAAAAAGATCGTGTACATGTACGTACAATGATGAAACTATTAGGAAAATAAAATGACAGCAATCTTGTGGAGCAAGTACCACTGCCCTTACTGCGATCAAGCAAAGGCACTATTAAAACAAAAAGGTATCCCGTTTGAAGAACGCAAGATCGGAGACGGGTATACCAAAGAAGAATTGTTAGAAGCAATCCCTACAGCCAGAACAGTACCACAGATTATCCTTGACGGAGAACTTGTGGGTGGATTTACAGAACTTAAAGCTAAACTAACAGAAAGCGTCTAATGACACAACTAGCACTCGAACACAATCAAGTATACACATTCAAAATGAATTCTGGCGAGGAAATGGTAGCCAAAGTCAAACAATCTGGCGGGGACTGGATCGTCTTGGAAGAACCAGTGAGTATTGCCCCAGGACCACAGGGCATGGGACTTGTGCCCAGCTTGTTTACTGCAGATCCCAAGGAAGAAATTCGGTTAAATACTAACAGCGTTTCTTTGGTATCTAAGACTGATGACTCGGTCAAGATGAAATATCTAGAAGCAACAACTGGTATCAAAGTACCAGAGAAAAAACTCATACTAGGATAACATGCCAGCAGTACAGAGACAAGGTGATTCAGATTCAGGCGGTGGTGTAGTAACATCGGGCATTGGCTCAGTGCGTACCAACAACAAGCCCACGGCTGTGATTGGTTTGGCTGTTAGTTTCCATGGTAAAAAATCACATGCAGGCCCACAAACTGCAGGTGGAGTAAGCACTGTGCGAGTAGCAGGCAAACCCATCAGTGTCACAGGTGATGCTGACACCTGTGGTCACACCCGCACCGGCGGCAGTAGCAATGTAAGGGCAGGATAATGGCCGGCGCAGGATTTTCAACGCCGGGAACATACACTCCTTTGCAATTGATTGCGGGCGCTGGCCTGCTGAACAATCAAGGCATTGCAGTTCCTGCCACATTGACCAATGCAGTAAGCTCTTATAATTCAATTACTTTTGTTTGTAATTTGAACGGTGCTATTGCTGCCGCACCTGGTTTTGGCATCAGCGCCAACATTGTAACCACACTAAAGACCTTGGCCAGCAACGCATGTCCTGCCCTGGGATCCAGTGTGCCTGGATCATATGCTGGCATGAATGTGCTGTTACCTGTGAGCGAACCGGGCGGCTTTGGCAATCTGGTGGCCAACAATGCTGCCATGTATCTTGGTGATGGCAGTGTAGACAAGTTTTGTCAGATATTTCAAATTGCGGCAGGATATAGACAAAGTGCAAACGATTTAATATGCAGTGCAGTCAATGCCACAACATATCTTGGTCCTACATTTACCACAATGAATGATCTAATTACAGGACAACTTACTGCGGCCAACTTGGCACTGAAATGTTTTGGTGCAGATATTGCCAAGAGTGGTAACCTACTGAACCTAGGCAAGTTAGCAGACTTTGGCACACCAGCAAGTGTACTACAACAAATCAGCGAACAAGCAGGCATCACATCAGGTACACTGAGTTGTATTGCTACTAAATTAGCAGAGTTTGGTCTAACACAAAGTGATATTATTCTGTTGGCCACCCCTGAAGCCAGTGAACGTACCCCTACTGAAAATGAATTTAACACACTGCAGAAACGAGCCTATGCTGCCATGGTGGCCATTGATGGCGACTGTTTGACCTATGCTCTGGACATACTAGATGCTGTGATACCAAATATTGCAAATCTAGGTGACTTGCTGGACTTGAAAAAAATATTCCCAACCAGTTGGCCCAGCATGACTGTGATATCCACAGCACCTAGCACAGTGATTGATCCAAACACACCACCGTCCCCGGGTAGTACCAGCATATTGATTTTTGAACCTGATGGCGCTGTGAATCCTGCTATTCAGGCAGCACTCAATGACAGCACAGCTATTACCTTGCCTGCTGGCTGCGACGAATTGGCAAAGATTATTCCGCCAGATCAAGCAGTAGCAAACAAAGCATTCCAGTCCAGTCTTCAACAAGTCACTGGAATCTCTACTGTTACTGCACCGCAATTGGCAGCCGCATTGTTAGGATAATCATGGAAACACTCAAAGGTCTTGATCTAGTTGAAAATGTAACCAAGCCTGTGCCAGACACAGTGACCAGTTACTACAAAAACACATTTGCCAATGGCACAGGCGAGTTTGGCACATTTACCATGCAGGACTTTTTGGGCTCTGCTGTTGGTACAAAAACACAGAATGCATTAGAAAATACGTCAGCTGTTATTGCCAACATGAATGTCGCAACCTTGACCGGCATCTACGCAGACATGCTGGCCACAGTGTCTGGAACATATGGTCCTAATGCAGGACCAATAACAATCCCCAGCGGCCCTGCAGCCGGCGTGTATGCGTCAGGTGATGATGCATTTACCACAGGGTTAATACCAGCGGCCAACACAGCAATTTCTGCATTGATTGCGGCCTATCCTGCTCATACCACATCATTGAACAACAGTTTTAATTCAATCTGTGCTCAGTATGAATATGAATACGACAACCAAGTTCGTGCCGGCCTAGATTTTGCCAACTTGGTACCAGGTGGACAACAGGCCACAATGAGCTTTATGAGTGGACTGCAATATGCAGGCCTAGATCGTGAGATTGGTGGACAGAATTCTTTCTTGATTGCAGTAGCAGATGCTGACACGCAATCAGGTCAAGCTGTGCTTGGTGCGTTAAGAGAAGGTCGTAACAACTCAATAATGGACAAAGCATGAGTATCAAGCACGATAATATTGTACCCAGTGTATGGCCCGAGT